GATAGAAACATTGCCATTATGTGTGATAAGATCATTTACGTTTTCCTCTTCTATAGCGGGAGCAGTTGGGTCTGTTTGTCCCAGTGCGTCCTTGATATGCCAGTTGCATACGTTGCAGATGTCGTCTTTGCTCAGTACCGGCAGTACTATGTCACATATCGCGCACCTCATGCTAAATACTCCAAAGGTTCATTTTGTACCCGTTGTGAACAATTATGAACAAACAGGTGACAATGTGCAAGACAACCCATGCTGTCCTGATTAGCGCAACTCTATCGGCCCGAAGGTCATCCTGGAACGCCTTCTGACCGATAGCTTTGCACCAGTAGTGCCACGCTCTACGCAGCTTCGTCATTCTTCAGGACATAGCTGGCATAGGTGCGGCCCTGATCGTCGCTCTTGATGATGGTCTCGATCTGGTGACCGGCACGCTTGAGGTCATGGATGCGACTTGCCAAGCGGTAACACCCGAAGAGGCCCAGGGCTTGCAGGGGAGACAAACTCCTCCCGCTGCTCAGGTGTTTGAGGATTTTCTGGCTTTGGCTCATTTTCATATCTTGTTTCCTTTCAGGTCATTGATGAAATCCACGTAGTCCTCGTGGACACTGTAGAACTTAAGCACTCTCTTCATGGCCTTGAGAAGCTTCTTGTCCTCCACGTAGCCACTCCTGATAAACTTCTTGAGAGAAGTGCAGACAATGTCGTCTAGGCTCTCCTCTGCTATGTCTAGTTCGATGTTCATTCTGGTTCCCTAAGTGAACAATATTGATACTAAGAGTATTTAATCTCTATTGTGTTCTCAGTTGTGTTCTCAACTGTGTAACAATAGTGTTATTATACACTGGTTTCTGAGGCTGTCAAGCACCTATTGGAAAAAAAATTCCTCTTCTTTCCACTCGTAGACATCTGGCTCCTGGGACAAAAAATCTTTAAAGCCCTCGATGGCCTCTATGAGGTAGTAGAGAGACGAAGATTTACCGTTTATGTCTGCTAGTTCTTGGTAGAATTTAACAGTCTCTGGGTCTAGCCCTTTATTGACCAAGGTGAACCACAGGCTCATCTCGTCTACTATGTCGATCTTGGTGGTCATTCGCCGTATGTCTCCGTTAGTTTCTCTTTGTGTGTCACTACGTCACAGTTGTAATATACTTCTCTGTTACAACCTTGGCAATAGTAGTGGTCAAAGTAGTCTATGGTGATAATATATTCCATAGGTGTCTGGCAACGTGTGCAGGTTTTCATCGTCTGGCCTCCCTCAGCATCCAGCAGACAGCGCATAGTAGGCTGCCCTTTGTCTTAATGGTAGCAGTTTTGAAGCAATGTTGGCATTGGTGTTTCATTTAGTCGTCCTCTCTCCACAAGATTGTTAGCAGTTGATCGAGTGCTAAGTATACAATGGTGACAATGATTGTGCAAATGATAATCTCAATCATAGAACCACTCAGGACCAGAATTGGCACATTTATTCCACTTGCACATGTAGGCTTTGTCTCCCTTGTAGTAGTTCCGATAGGCGGTAACCGCGCAGGTTTCGTCTTTGTAGTGTTCCGGCATACACATAGGCGGCTCGTACATCTCAACGGCTCTTTCGATGTTATGGGGCAATAGTGCCAATTTTGTCAGCAGTCGTTCTGTTTTGTGAACTTTGCCGTATCGGTTGGTATATTCGCTGCAGAGTGCGTTTAGGTGCCTGGCGGTCCAAATGTAGTTCAATGCGCCTGAGCGTACCCATACCGCGCTAGGGTGGTTCTTATGGGTTGCTTTATACAGGCCCATGGTGTCAGCGTGTTCATCGCCGTCTAGCACGCGGTGCGCGGTGGATAGCAACTGAGCGGTTTCGAGGATCATTTTGACAACATGTTTGTCGCATTGCATTGTGGCCGCATTGACAGGACACTTGTCCAGATAGAATATATTCATGCGCTGAGTTTTCCCTTCTGTTTCAAGATTGCACAAGATAGGGCAAAGCGTAACGCCTTGCCCTAGTTTTTGCAATCTAGTGCTTCGGGTATGAGATAAACGCAACCGATTTGTCCCAACATGCGCGGCACGGTCCGCAAGCATTGCCACGGGTTCGCGCCTTGCACTCTAAGCCCTTGGGCGCGTTGTCTTTCGTAAAGACTTGCGAACCATGTTCCGCGCCCTTGGGCAATGCGCCGTCGAGCTTGCTAGCTGAAACCCGAATGACCAGGTTTTCCGGCAATTCGCCATAGGCCGTGACGATTGCGCGTTCCTGAGTTGGTAGCCAATGTTTGATCTTCGGGGTCATACGGCAGACTTGCACGATAGCGTCCAGCATATCAACCGATTGCAAATCGCCGCTATCAAACCAACGATGGAAACCGTCTGTGTTATAGCGCAAGATTTGAAAAGCCATTGCTTGCGCCCATTGTTCGGGGTCGGCACGGTTGAACTTTTCAAGATTAGCTTTCCAGCCCGCGTCTACACTAGGACGTAGCTTTTGCAGCTTGCGTGCGTAACATGAACGGCACGGGGTTCCTTCTATCTTGGCAAGCTTTGATCCCGTCTTACAAGCGAATGCGTCGATTGCAAACGTGGTTCCCGGCATTTTGCTGTTTCCGGTGGATATGTTGCCAAGTTCTTTTGCGTGTTTGACTAACATGATTTTTCCTTTCTAGTTGGCCATGATTGCCCAAACCTTAACGATTTGGGCAACCATTGACAACTAGCAATTGGCAAGTGCTACAGCCTTAGCAAAACCGCGCGGGGTGGCTGATCGAATGTTTTTTGTCTTTACAGACTTCCCACCTAGCTTTCCCCATTGCGTGGACTTGCCATAGCTTTCGCAATCAACTGGCATTGGCTCAGGCATATTAAACCCGTTACCTGTCCACAAACAGGTCCGCTTGCTATAGGCATCGCGCGGCGCGATATATTCTGGCCATCGCGGGTGATCCGCTTCCGCTTCTGGAATATATCCGCCATACTCGAACGGCTGGAAAGTATGGTCAGGCTTGCGCCATAGTGTAGCAAGGCGTGATACGGGGTTCTCAATGTAATATGGAACCCGAAGCATATCCGCGACAACCGCGCAACGTTCCGCGTGTTGCGCCGCGCGTTCTTGGAAGCCCGGATTTTCCCGTTCCTTCCTAGCAAAATGCTTTGCACCTGATACAGCTAAATCAGTGCAAACCGGAAAAGCACTCAGGAACCGCGCCTTGTCGTAGTGCCGCGAAGCAATGGCGTAAAGGTCTTCCACGCTATGCAAGTCAGCGCGGCAATAGGTTATGCCGTCGCGGGTTTCCTCCCCGTTGTGCTGGATATCATAGGCGAAGCAATCAAAGCCCATATCGCGCCACGGTTTCAAAGCCTCGCCCGTGAAGTCATACAGGCTTATAATGTGCGTCTGTTTTTTACTGATCATCTTCGTCAATCCTTTCTTGACAAGCTTCACAAAGAAATCCGTGTTTTGTTAGTTCATGCCATTGTGGCGTGTTTCGCGCGTCTATAGGCGTTCCGCAAATATCACAATCTATCATATCACCATACATGATTTTCCCTTTCTAGTTAACTTGCCAGCAATGGGCGCAGCTATGCCAGCCGCGCCCATGTCTTGCAAGTTATCCGATATCAAAAGTTACTGTTTCACACTCGCTAGCTAAAACGCCAAACGGCTGCAGGTCATGGTATTTTAGGAAGCCGCAATCATCGCGCGTATCAATCGCGTGGAAATATGCGTTTTTCAAAAGATATGTTTCCGTCATCGCGTCGAGTGCCGCAATGTCTTCGTCACTTAGTCCGGTATAGTCGCTATAGAAAAGAGCGGGCAAAAAGTCCACCGGTATTCGTAAATCGATTGTGTTCATTTTTTCTTCCCTTTCTGATCAGTCTTTGCGTTCCAAGCTTCTAATCCAATCGGCAAGCTTTGCCAGCCGGTCATTGTCTAGCAATGCCAAGGCGCGCAAGTGAATGTCGTCGCTGGATTTCAATTCTGCCCGGATTTCGTCGAGTGTCTTATACATAACAGGTATCTTTCCAGTTGGTGATCTACATAATATAGACGCGCTAACAATGGTTTTCTTCTATTATTTTTCACATGCACACAATGACCACAACCGTGCCACAATCTGGCCCTGGTCTGTTCTCCCTTTGTTCACACGCCAGGATCGCCCGTGAGTGGCCTTAGAGACTTTTTAGGTACCTAGGCATACCAAAAAGCCAAACGCTCTACACGCCGCTTAAAACGCCTTTTAGATGCATATGCAATAAATGCATAGCGTGATATATCAGTGCCATACGCTTCCGTATGTTATGTTATAACGTTCACTACGCACCCTCACGCACTCTCTAGAATATTTCTAATCTGCCCAACATTGGCCACAATTGTATAACACCACGGCCAGTGTACAATTATGTGACATTATTGCCACAGTAGTGTTGCAATATTGCCACCGATCGGATGTTCACGCTTTGTTCACCTGGTGCAATAATGTCACACTGTTGCAACAATGTTGTCACTGTTGCGCCTGGGCCACACTGTTGCAAAATTGTCACACTTTGGAATTATTCTAAACTGTTGCAAGATTGTCACAGTGTTGCAAAAATGTCACAACCCCCCCGTGCGTCGCGTATTATTATATGTCCTTTGCGTTCATTTTTTGGGGGAGTAAAAAATTGTCCAACACAACTGTTGACACCATTGTTACTTTATTGTATACTTAGTGTAAGGATACATTATCCTTAGGTTGTACAATATAGAGGAATAAATCTTGCCACGTTACGCTGACTATTCCAATCCAAAGCCGATCAACAAGTCTCTTACTGAAAAGGAAGAGGCTTTTCTCATTGCTCTGGTTGATTCAAAGATGGAACCGCTGGAAGCGTTCTACGCAGCAGGGTACTCAGAGCCAAAGGAGAGCATGGCCAAACACCGCTCTAAACGGCTCCAGAAGCACCTCTGGCTGCATATAGAGAACCGGATCAAGGAACGGGTAAGCGAAACGGCCACTCTGGCTCTAAACGTCCTAGAAGACCTTATGAGGACAGCGGATAGCGAAAATGTCAGACTTAACGCCGCCAGGGATATTCTGTCTCGCGCAGGTTACGACGCGATCCAGCGACAGGAAACGGTATTTAAAGAAGTTCACGAGATGTCTGACAAGGAACTTGACGAACAGATTAAAGAACTACTGGACACAGAGAACGTAATTCCGTTCAAAGACAAGAGTTAAGACAACTGTGAAACAGGATGTACTGGAGCTTCTAAAGGAAAAGCAAAAACGTGTAGAAACAAACAGAATCAATTTCTACAAAGCTTACCCTTACCAAAAGAAGTTTCACGCTCAGGGCAAAGATTGTCCGCAACGTATTCTAATGGCGGCTAACCGCGTAGGTAAGACTTACTGCGGAGCCGTTGAAACCGCGTACCACCTAACAGGAGAGTACCCTGAGTGGTGGGAGGGTAGACGATTTAAGAAGCCTGTGAAGGTATGGGCTGCTGGTGAAAGTAACGACACAACGCGGGATATTATCCAAAAGGAACTGTTTGGCTCACCTCAAGACCCCTCACAACTGGGCAAAGGTGCAGTCCCCTTGGACAAGATTGTATCAACAGTGCGTAAGCCGGGGGTACCTAACGCCTTCTCCAGTGCCTTGGTTAAGCACAAGAGCGGCGGCAACTCTCAGATAGCCTTCAAGGCCTACGAGCAGGGTTTTGAGAAGTTCATGGGCGAGGCAATCGACGTTGTCTGGCTTGACGAGGAACCAAGGCACGAGATTTTCTCGCAGTGTATCACCAGAACCGCTGATACCGACGGGATTGTCTACATGACGTTTACCCCAGAGCGGGGCATGACCAGCGTTGTAAGTGCGTTCCTGAACGACCTGAAGCCCGGACAGTCGATGTGTACGGCAACGTGGGACGACGTGGACCACCTGGACGAAAAGACCAAAGAGCAGCTACTGGCGGTCTATAGTCCAGCAGAGAGGGAGATGCGGTCCAAGGGTATACCGGTATTTGGCTCTGGTCTTGTCTATCCGGTAAGTGAAGAAGACATAGTTTGTGAAGATTTTGAGATACCAGACCACTTTTTGTGCATAGCTGCTATCGACTTTGGTTTTGACCATCCCACCGCTGTATCGTGGGCTGCTTTAGACCCCGACGACGATATTATCTATATCTACGACGAATACCGTAGAAGCAAGGAAACACCGCTGACCCACGCAGCAGTCATTAACGCCAGAACACCGTCATTACCAGTGGCATTTCCCCACGACGGTCTACAGCACGACAAGGGCAGCGGAGTACAGTTGGCACAGCAGTACAGAGACCTAGGGGTCTACATGCTCACAGAGCACTTCTCCAACCCTCCGGTTGACGGTGCCAGCAAGGGAAACAACTCTATCGAGGCAGGTATCAGTGAACTACTACAACGCTTTGAAACAGGTCGTCTGCGGATATTCCAGTCTTGCACTGAAACACTGGAAGAGCTTCGTCTCTACCATCGTAAAAACGGTAAAGTCGTTCCGGTCAAAGATGACCTTCTAAGTGCAATGCGCTACGCCGCCCTCTCTGTAGAACGGTTTGGAGAGCGTGGTAAAAACAAAACAGTGTACCGTAAGTACAACTTTGACTCCAAGATTCAATATAATTCACCGGGAATTGTTTAATGCCAGTTAGAAAGGTCAAAGGTGGGTATCGTTGGGGAAGTAAAGGCAAAGTCTACAAAACTCGCGCAGCCGCAGAACGTCAAGGACGAGCAGCGTATGCCAGCGGATATGGTAAAGAACGCAAAGGCAAAGGGAAGGCGTAAACATGGCAAAGCAAGGTCTCTACGCGAACATCAACAAACGGAAGCGCAAAGGTATCTCCCGGAGCAAGAAAAATAGCACGATCTCTGCTAAAGCCTACGATAATATGGAAAAGGGCTTTCCAAAGAAAAAGCGTAAAACAAAGAAGAAGAAGTCCTGAGCATGGCGACTTACCTAGACGATAATGAGATCATCGCCCTCGTTGACACAGAGATCAACGGGAGTTCTACTTATTACGACTCTGAGATTAGCTCTCAGCGTGAAAAATCCATGGAGTACTTCTATGGTGAACCTTTTGGCAACGAAGAGGACGGACGTTCTCAGGTAGTTGTCACCGATGTTCAAGACACCCTCATGTGGATGATGCCGTCCCTGATGCGTATCTTCACAGCCGGTGAAAACGTAGTAGAGTTTGTACCAGAAAGTCCCGACGACGTGGCGGTGGCTGAACAGGCTACCAACTATGTAAACCATGTGTTCTACAAGCAGAACGACGGTTTCATGGTGCTGTACAATATGTTCTTGGACGCGCTGATGCAGAAAGTTGGCATCGTTAAGCATTACTGGGAAGAGATCGAAGATACTACCACCGAAGAATACGAGAACCTGACTCAGTCTGAGTACCAGGCTCTGCTGAACGACGACGAGCTAGAGCTTCAGGAACACACAGAGACAATTGTAGAACGCGCTGCCATTGACCCCATGACCGGGGAGCAGGTAGTTGTCGAGGACATTTTCCACGACGCTGTGTTTACCCGTACAGTCTTTAACGGCAAAGTAACAATCGAAAACGTGCCGCCTGAAGAGTTTCTGATTAACGCAGGTGCCAAGTCTATCGAAGACGCTAGGTTTATCTGCCACCGCTCTCACAAGACCCGTAACGACCTTATCCGCATGGGTTACGACGAAGAGATGGTGTACGATCTCCCAGCTTACTCAGCCGGAGCAGACGACATCACCACGAGCCAAGAGTACATGGCGCGTCACTCGTATGACTCCACCAACACCTACCCAAACCAAGCCGCAGAAGACTCAGAAGTTCGAGTTCAGATTTTTGAATCGTATACTCGCTTGGACATGGAAGAAGACGGGATTAGTGTACTCCACAAAATTACACACTCGGGCAATACTATCCTAGACTGTGAGCCTATCGACTATATTCCTTTTAGCTCTGTCTGTCCAATCCCGATTCCTCACAAGTTCTTTGGCCTTTCGGTGGCAGAGACTGTAGAGGATATTCAGCTTATTCGCTCTACCCTGACCCGTAACCTGCTGGACAATATGTATCTGGCAAACAACGGTCGGTTCCAGGTTGTCGAAGGACAGGTCAACATTGATGACCTATTGACCAACCGTCCGGGCGGTATTGTCCGTACTCGCGGTCCTAACGCGCTGCAGCCGATCACCACACCGGCCCTGCAGCCAGCGGCCTTCCAGATGCTTGAGTATTGGGAAGGTATCAAGACCGGACGCACAGGTGTTAACCCGCAGACGCAGGGTCTTTCGGCAGACGTTCTGAAGAGCCACGTAACGCAGGGTGCCGTGCAGGGTGCTCTTACAAACGCCCAGGGTCGCCTAGAACTGATTGCGCGGGTGTTTGCAGAGACCGGCGTTCGCAATATGTTCAAGTCGATCTACAACCTTATTCAGCGTTACGAAGACCGTAAAAAGATTGTACGTATCAACAACACCTATCAGGAAATTGACCCTGCAAGCTGGCGCGAAGACCTCGACGTAGATATTAAGGTTGGCATCGGCTACGGAGACCAGAACAACCGTATGGCCAATCTGGCAACGTTCTCTCAGTTTATCGAGAAGGTGGCTACTCAGACAGAGGGCATTGTCTCTCCTGACAACATCTACAACCTTGTTCGACAGATTGGCAAGGAGATGGGCATCAACAACATTGATGCTCTGGTAACTCCTCCACCGCCTCCGCGCACTGAACCAAACATGCAGGAACAAGCTGTTCAGGCACAAAGCCAAGCTCTCATCATGGAAGCTCAGGCTTCTCAGATGGAAGCAGAGATCAAGGCCAAGGAGCTTGAACTAAAGGCGGCTAAACTTGAACTAGACCGTGTAGAGACGGAATACAACATTGCTATCAAGCAAGAAGAGTTGAAGCTGAAGGGTATCGAACTCGGCTTTGAAATGGCTTCGGGCGAAAACGTAAAGGCATAGGAAATTAAAATGGCATATCAAAACAACATTGCTTCTCGAATCATCTCCAGCGAGAACATTACATCAACAGGAACCAGCGCGCAGAGCGGCCCTGCTCCCTTTGGAGCCACGATTGCTCGAATTGCAACTTCTGCCAACGTTAACATCGTGATTGGCCCAAACCCCACGGCCACCGCAGCAGGTACTCTGATTGAACCTGCAGATGCTTCTTACTTTGTCGTAAAGCCAGCTAGCTCAGTAGGCGGAACAGACGGAGAAAAGATTGCTTCTATCGGCACGGCCACAGTTAACGTGACTTGGCTGGAGGGCTAGTAATGGCTCGTCAGCATCCTCACGCACATCGAATTAACTCCAGTGAACAAGTCAGTGTTACTGCTACTTCTGCACAGTCAGGAACCTGTCCGTTTGGGTGCAACATAGCTCATATCACTGCTCACGGCACCTCTGGTTCACCACTGAACTTTTTTAAGATAGGCAACAACCCCACAGCCACTACAGACGGGTCTTCTAGTTTTATTCACCAGGGTGACCACGACTACGTGATAGTTCGTCCAGATTCCTCTCTAGGTGCCGGGGACGGTGAGAAGATTGCCGCTGTTTGTACATCTGGAACTGCTACGATATTTATCGATTGGGTGGAGAGCTAAACAATGGCCTCAAACAAAAAAATTACAGAGCTAACAGAACTGACAGAAATTGACTTGTCGGACGACGACGTTCTGCCGATTGTAGATGTCAGCGCAGGAACGACAAATAAAGTTCGTAAGTCAACCTTGGCCTCTGCACTGGCCGGTGTGGCTTCTATGTCAGCCACGTCCCCCGTTGCGGTCAACCAGGCTACAGGAGCGGTTACGGTAAGCCTAGACACCGTTCCCATCACGTCTGGCGGTACAGGCGCAGTTACGGCAGACGATGCTCGTAACAACCTTGGAGCCGCCCTTGACCCCACCGACACTCGCGGTGATTTGATCACTCGCGGTATCACAACCTTGGACAAACTTGCCATAGGCTCGAACAACTATGTTCTGAAGTCCAACGGCACTGATCCAGTGTGGGGACAGGTAGACGGTGGAGAGGTTACGGGTACAGTAGCGGTAGTCAACGGTGGTACAGGTTCAACGACCTCCAGCGGAGCACTCACCAACCTTGGTGCCGCAGCTTCGGGTGCCAACACCGACATTACGTCTCTCGGCGGTCTTACCACCGACATTGCAGTAGCCGACGGCGGCACGGGGGCCAGCACAGCTAGTGCGGCCCGTACAAACCTCGGCGCAGCGGCCTCCGGTGCTAACACCGACATCACATCGCTGGGCGGACTGACGACTGACATTGCCGTAGCAGACGGAGGCACGGGTGCGTCTGACGCAGCTACTGCGCGGTCTAATCTTGGTGCCGCTGCATCCGGCGCGAACAGCGACATCACTTCGCTGACTGGGCTGACGACCGACCTGAGTGTGTCGCAAGGTGGCACGGGCGCTGGCACGTTTACCGCGAACGGCGTTTTGTACGGAAACGGAACCAGTGCGATTGGGGCGACGGGAACTGGCACTAGCGGTCAGGTGCTGACCTCGAACGGCTCTGGTTCTGCACCGACTTTTCAGGCGGTAGCGGCTGGCGGAAAGGTGCTTCAGGTGGTTCAGGCTTCAACGT